GTTTGACCCTGCCAAGGCCCACCGCAACGCCTTCGTCACCGCGGTGGTCGAGAGGGACGTGGCGAGCCTTTTGCGTGACGCGCGCGCGGCGAAGCGCGATCATCGTCGCCAGGTCACGCTGAAGGTGTCAGCAGTTTGGACAGATCAAGATGAGTCGAGCGATCCGCTCAACGATCTCTCAGAAGATGCGCGCCGTCCGTCGACGACTACCAGCACCGCGGAACTGATCGACCTGAAAATTGACCTGCATGCGGTCTTGGAAATCCTCCCCGTCGCGCTGCGTGAGTTTGCGTGTAAGCGGATGTCGAAGACCATGACCGAGTTGGCACGCGAGTCAGCCGTCCCACGGACCAGCCTGTACCACCTGGTGCCGGAACTGCGACAGCACCTGGAAGCGGCTGGACTGCGTGACTATATCGCGAAAGTTTTCGGTCACACCTCTGGCTAGTCGAGTAGTTCTCTACCAGTGCATCCGACAAATCTTTCAGGAGCAAAACATGGTGAGACCCGCCTACCGCTACCGCTTCGCGTCCGATGTTCCGGTGCGAGAGATCTACACCACGATGCTGTTGGTGTTTCTCGCCGTCGAATGTCTGCATGGCGCGGCACAGGTGCGATTGGACGCTGCCCACGTCTTCGATCCGGTTGCCCGGATCTGTGTCCTTGACGCGAGCACGACGGTGGGCTGCGACGCCAATCGTCTGTTCGCTGGATTTCTGCGACGGGAATTCGGCGATCGCGCTTTCGATGTCGAGTGCTTCGACACCGCGTCCGCGTCTGGCCGAAGGGAGGCCTGCGCGTGAGCGTGCTCAAAAGAATCCATCGTGGCAAAGACCCGCTGCCGCCAAGGCTCGTTCTCTATGGAACCGAAGGAGTCGGCAAAAGCACGTTCGGGTCCCAGGCTCCCGCGCCGATTTTCATTCAGACCGAAGACGGTCTGAGCGAAATTGCCTGCGACAAGTTTCCGGTGGCGACGACGTTCGACGAGGTCATCACCGCTCTGACGGCGCTGCACGCTGAGCAGCACGAGTACCAGTCGGTCGTGATCGACTCGCTCGATTGGCTGGAGCGCTTAATCTTCGACGACCTGTGCCGTCAGTTCAACGTGACGTCAATTGAAAAGGTCGATGGCGGTTACGCGAAGGGGTACACCCACGCGCTGGCGCATTGGCGACAGTTGCTGGGACTGCTCAACCGTCTGCGGATCGAACGGGGAATGCTCGTCATCGGCATCGCCCACGCCAAGATCGAAAAGTTCGAGGATCCCGAGGCGACCGGCTACGACCGCTACTCGCCCCGGCTCCACAAGCATGCGTGTGGTCTGGTCTGCGAATGGGCCGATGCCGTGCTGTTCGCGACCCGCAAGATCCGTGTCCAGAGCGAGGACGCTGGGTTCAACCGCAAGCGTGGCATTGCCCACGCCCTGGGGAAAGACGGCGGGGAGCGCGTGCTCCGGACCATCGGTGGCCCCAGCTGTGTCGCGAAGAATCGTTTCTCACTCCCCGAGGAACTTCCGCTGTCGTTTGCCGCGTTCGTCGCGGCCCTGAGTCAACCCAACCCTACCCAACCCAGTCCTTCCACCAACCCGGAGAATTAACCCATGGCGAACCTCAACGGATTTGATGCCTCGAAAGTCGAACCGTCGGCCAACTTTGAACCGCTCCCGGCGGGCAAGTATGTGGCGGTGATCACCGACTCCGAGATGAAACCGACCAAGGCAGGCACCGGACAGTTTCTGCAACTCACCTTCCAGATTCTCGAAGGTCCGCACAAGGGCCGGATCGTCTGGTCGCGACTGAATTTGGATAATCCGAACGCGACTGCGGTGCAGATTGCCCAGGCGGATTTGGCCGCCATCTGTCGCGCTGTGGGAGTAACTCAACCCAAGGATTCCCACGACCTCCACAATCTGCCGCTCGTGATCAATGTGCGCTGCAAAAAGCGGCCGGACACCGGCGACATCTCGAACGAGATCTCGGGGTACTTGCGGAAGGAAACGCC